GAGGCGATGGCATAATGGCTGATGGAGATATTAATCTCCCTGGATGGGAAGGATTAGAAGTTTTAGGTAACAAACCTAAAGATGACCAAAGGGAAATAGATGTTGCTATTGCTAGAACCTTTAATACTAAAGATGGTAAAAAGGTTTTGGAATATTTAATATCTAAAACATTAAAACAAACAACATGTATACCTGGAAGTGAACCTTCTTTTGGATACGCAAGAGAGGGCCAAAATTCTGTGATCAGAGATATTCAAACACGCATAGAGAGGGCGAAGAACAATGGCTGAAGAAGAAAATAAAGTTGAAGAAAAAGTAGAAGAAAAACAAGAAGGTTTATTATCTGGTTTAAAAACTGATGAAAAAGAAAAAGAACCAGAAGATATACCTCATAAGATTGAGGAACAAACGAATGTTCCTTCAGAAGAAAAGAAAGAAGAAGTCAAACTTGAAAAACCAGAGTATCTAGAAAAAAAATTCTGGGATGAAAAGTCTGGTGTAAAAGTTGAGGACTTAAATACTTCTTATAAAGAATTGCAGAAAGCATTTTCGATGGGTAAGCATAAAGCTCCTAAAGAATATGATGTATCTGCTTTAGAAGGTATTGAGGAAGGTGATCAAATAGCCGATATGTTTATGGAGTGGGCTAAAGATAACAAACCTACTCAAGTTGGTTTTGATAAACTTGTTAATCAATTTAGAGAGATCACTTCTAAACAACAAGAGGCAGAGAGAATTGATGATGATAAAGAAAGAAAAGCTCTTGGGCCTAATGCTGATCAAGTCATTCAAGGGATTTCTACTTGGGGTAAAGGATTAGTATCTAAAGGAGTATGGAGTGAAAGTGATTTTGAAGAGTTTAAAATCTTTGCTGCTACTGCCAATGGTATTAATGCTTTAAATAAAATTCGTAAGTATTATGGAGAGAGTACAATACCAACAACTCCTATTAATGCTGATGGAATGCCAAGCAAGGAAGAGTTACAATCAATGGTAGCTGATCCTAAATATAAAACAGATCCGGCATTTAGACGAAAAGTTGAGGAGCATTTTGCTAAAGCATATCCTGGTGTTGCTACAAGCACAGGGGAAATCTAGTGAGAAAGAAAAAAGGTAATGGTATCATCTGGCACATTTACCATACTATTCTTGCAATCGAGTTAGGTTTGGTTGTTATTATAGAATTTATAGAGCTTATGAATAATATTTAATTTTACCTCTTTACTTTTGTTTTAAAATTTTATAGTTATCTAATTGAAGATAACCGAATTTCTTTTTGGCCTTCTGGCTGGTGGAATTAAGACACCATTTTTCAGCCTGGCTTTTCCAGACAACTGATGTTTATTAATGTTTAATTAAGGAGAAAACGATGGCACAATCGATAACAAATGCTTTTGTAACTCTTTTCGATGCAGAAGTTAAACAGGCTTTTCAAGCAGAAAGTGTCTTGAGAGGTGCTGTTAGATTAAGATCTGGTGTATCTGGAAATACTTATAAATTTCCAAAACTAGGTAAAGGATCTGCTACTGTAAGAATACCTCAAACTGATGTAACTCCATTGAATGTAACTTACTCACAAGTTACAGCTACAATGTCAGATTACAATGCAGCAGAGTATTCAGATATATTTCATCAAGCGAAAGTTAATTTTGATGAAAGATCGGAATTAGTACAAGTAGTATCGAAAGCTATTGGCCGAAGATTAGACCAACTTATCATAGATGCTCTTTCCGGAGCCTCTTCACCAAACACAGTTGCAAATACAGTTGTTACTTCAGGAACTGCTGCTGCATCAAACTTGAATGTTGGAAAGCTCATTGCTGCTAAAAAAGCAATGGATGCTAAAAATGTTCCTTTAGATGACAGAACAATCTTGATCCACGCAAATTCATTAGCCGGTTTATTAGGCGATGAAAGAGCAATTAGTGGCGACTATGCATCCATAAAAGGACTTGTGTCCGGTGAGCTTAATTCCTTTCTAGGTTTCAAGTTCATAACTATTGGTGATAGAGATGAAGGAGGCTTGTCTATTGATGGTTCAAACGACAGAAATGTTTATGCTTTCCACAGATCTGCTATTGGTGTGGCCGAAAATATGGCCCAAAAAACAGAGATCAACTATGTTCCAGAGAAAACTTCTTTCTTGGTGAACAGTATGTTCTCTGCTGGATCAATCGCAATCGATGATGAAGGTATAACAGAAATAACTTGTCGAGAATAACAATAGGGAGATATACTTATGGCATATAGTGCAACAGGATTGACACCTATTGGAGGTCAATCTAAAGCTGGTAATGCTCCACAAATGTGGGCTTACACTTCTGCTGATGCAATCGCTACAGTAAATACTTCTGGATATTTTAATTCAGCTAGTGATTTATTGAAAGTTGGCGACTTGATGTATATTCGTGATAGTGCAACACCTACTGCTAGTTTGGTAATAGTTTTATCAAACGCATCTAGTGTTGTTGATGTATCCGATGGTACAGCAATTACAGTTGCAGACACAGACTAATAGTAAAACAGGATAGGCCCTGTATAAGGGCCTATTCTTAACAAAGAATATGAATTGAAAAAAATATGGCAAGTGGTGAAACAAATGTAACGATATGCAACCAAGCTCTGAATTTATTGGGAGCTGATACAATTTCATCATTTAGTGATACATCTAATGATGCTGCTGCTGTATGTAATAATATTTACGAAACAGTTAAAAGACAAACTCTATCAATGTATCAATGGAGTTTTGCATTTACAAAATTACAATTAGCACAATCTTCAACAGCTCCAATAGGAGAGTGGACTTATCGATATGATTTACCTTCTACTGCTGTAGCTGCTCAACCATTCCAGGTTTATAATACAGGTAGTACCGGTTCTTCACCAATTAGATCTTTTGAGATTTTTTATACTACCTCTGGCCCAGCTATATTTACAAATGAAAAAACAATTTATATTGATTACATAACAAGTGCAGTAACAGAGGGATTAATGCCTTCTTATTTTGTGCAGCTACTTGTTTATATGATGGCTTGGCATTTAGCTGAACCGGTAACTGATCAAATAACTAAAGCAGAATATTGGAAAAATATAGCAATAGGCCCAGCAACAGAAAATGGAAGGGGTGGATATTTTAGACAGGCTTGTAATGCTGATGCAAGAGGGAAACCTCCATACCAAATTTTAGAATTTCCATTAACAGATGTTAGATAATGAGCAGAGTGATAGGACTACAATCCAATTTTACAACAGGAGAAGTTGATCCTTTACTTAATGCTCGTATTGATATTGAACAATATTATAACGCATTAGCTCAAGCTAGAAATGTTTTAATCCAGCCTCAAGGTGGAGTAACTCGTAGGCCAGGACTACAGTATATTGGAGAAATACCATCTGCTGCTGCTCCTCAAAATGGATGTCGATTAGTTCCTTTTGAATATTCAACAACACAAAGTTATATGCTGTTATTTGTAAATAACAGAATGTATATTTATAAAGATAAAGTTCTTCAAACAAATATTAATAGTTCTGGTAATGATTATTTAACTACAACGATTGCTACAGCAAATATTCCAACAATGGATTATACACAATCTGCTGATACTTTAATTATAGTACAAGAAGATATGGCTCCTAAAAAAATAGTAAGAGGAGCATCCCATACAGATTGGACAATTTCTAATATTACTTTTGATCATACACCAATGTATGCTTTTAGTTTATCAACTTCAGCACCAGCACAAACATTAACTCCCTCTGCTGTTGATGGTAATATAACTTTAACTGCTGGAGGAGGATCTGTCTTTGCTGCTGGTAATATAGGAGATTATGTTGAGGCTAATGATGGACTTGGTAGAGCAAGAATTACAGGATATACTTCTGCAACAGTAGTTGAGGCAATAGTTGAAATCCCTTTTTTTAATACAAATGCAATCGCATCTGGTTCCTGGGTTTTAGAAGTAGATTATGTAGATACCTGGAGTGTAACTTATGGATACCCAAGATCTGTAACCTTCCACGAAGGTAGGCTATGGTTCGGTGGTTCTAAATCAAGACCAAATACTATATGGGGTTCTCGTGTTTCAGATTATTTTGATTTCAATCCTGGAGAAGGATTGGATGATGACAGTATAGAGGCAACACTAGCAACAGATAGTGTTAATGCAATAACCGGTATGTTTTCCGGTAGAGATTTACAAGTGTTCACCAAAGGTGGTGAATTTTTCTTACCCCAATCTGAATTAGATCCTATCACACCATCTAATGTTGTAGTGCAAACTGCAACTCGTAGAGGATCTAAAGAAGGTATCAAGCCGGTGGGAGCAGAGAGTGGTACTCTTTTTATCCAAAGATCCGGAAAATCATTAAGAGAATTTTTATTTAGTGATGTAGAACTCTCGTATATCTCTAACAATATTTCTCTATTGAGTTCTCACCTACTTGTTACTCCTACTGATATGGCTTTAAGAAGAGCTACATCAACCGATGATGGTGATTTATTATTAATAGTTAATTCTTATGATGGATCTCTTGCTACTTATTCTATTTTAAAAGGACAGAATGTAATAGCTCCATCACTTTCAACAACCAATGGATCTTTTATGAATGTCGCTGTTGATGTTGATGCAATTTATTTTGTAGTTAAAAGATCAATACCTACCACAGCAGCAGCTACTGCAACAATTACAGTAACAGATGCAGCCAATATTGCAGTAGGTAGTACCATAACAATTACAGATCATGCTGGTACATCTACAACTATGACAGCTACTAATAGTGATCCGGCTG